ATGATTAGCATACACTTTGCCACTTTAGAGCACTAAAGCGATTGTTAATAATTTCACACTTTACTACATTAAAGCATTAAAGCAATTTTTATAAATTTAACAGTCAACATTTATCCATATAATTTGCAACAAAATTGCATGGTATTATTTCTAACGTATGTTATAATATAATTGTAAAGAGGAAAGGGAAATAAAGAAAAATCCCATTCCAAAACAAAAAACATAAAAGAGAGGTATTTTAGTATGACTACATGGAAAATCGAAAAAACCATTGACGGAGAGAATGAAATCGTTACCATTACCCGCCCCATTAACGACAAGCCCAAAAGCACCGCTTGCGTGAGCCGCACTGTAAAGGCTGGTACTGTTGCCCGTGTAAAGTATGCACGTTTTAACGACGATTTTAGCGTTGAATCTGGTGAAATGGTAAAACAGTTTGACGGCGTTCTGGATGCAGAGAAGGTTGAAAAAGCCTTGCACAACGCAGAGCCTTGCACCAAATGGCAGGTGATGGACGTTCAGCCCAAAGAAGAAAATACAATGGGCATTCCTAGAGAAGTATTTAATGCCGTTGCCGTTCCTATTGAGCGCCCGCTCTCTCAACAGTAAATTTTAATCGTTCCACCGGGTTTACCGTAAAGCCCGGCCCCATATGGCATAAAGCCAAAATAAATTAAAAAAGAGGGTATAAAAAATGAAAATGCAACTTATTACAATCAAGCCGAAAAAATCCGGCATTGACAACGGATTTACAATCAAGCGTGAATTATTTGACAATTGCGGACTTGTGGATACAGCCTATTGCAATGTTGATATGTTCAGCGCTTGTGAGAGCGGTTTTATTGCATCCGGTTTTTCCAGCATTTACAAGCCGACTATTATGCATGATGCGCATAACTCAAATGAGTCTATTGACGACTTTGTAAAGGCGGTGTTTGCACAATGATTTACCGCACACGTTCAGATATTGTAAAGGCCGTTGAATATCAGTCAAGCTTGCATGTTGGCGGCTCTAAAAGTCGCTTAAACTATTGCAAGGCATGGATTATTCACCCCGATTTTTCCGATTTTCTGATTTTGCAGAGCTATTCGACTATTGTTGCCGCCTATCAATTCTCTACTGGTATTTTGTGGGCATTTGGCCATTATAGCACCACAACCGCGCAGCACGTTGCAAAGTTCAGAAATTGGATTCGCTACAAATATAATACCGGCTGGAGCTATCCGCGCAAGGTAAATCTGTACAACGACTCAAGAACATGCAAGCGCGCCGCCCAAAAGAATCTAGATGATGATTTTGCAAGCGTTATTTCCACCGCATTAAATCAGCATTGACCAACAAAATATGCGCCGCTGTTAAAAGCAGCGCATTTTTTATACAAATTTTTAATTAGAAGTCTTTACTATTAAGCATAAATAACTAGCAATAGTTAAGCCTAACTGCTAATCTGTTAAATTCTTAACACACTTTAGCAATTTAGAGTTCTAAAGCGATTGACAAATTCTTAACACACTTTACCGCTTTAAAGCACTAAAGTATCCATCCGTTAAGAAAATGGGGAGAATGGGCATTAACCTTAGCACCAACCCCGCCGTGCCGCCCACCGGGGGTGTCGTGAGAAGCCCAAAAATAAACTGGGGTTCAATTTATAGAATACATAAATCCCCCTCTCCCTCTCCCCTCTTCATTATTAAGAAATAGGTGATTAAAATGAAAATTCATGACATTTTAGTGAACTGTCGTTCATTACAGTATGAAACCTTAATTATAATCTTCGATGAAAATAAAGAAATTAAGTGGTTTGGTACATTTATGAATCTCCCAAAAGGATATGACAAGCTTAAATTCAAATACTTTACCATAGGAGTTACGGTACATGAATATGTCGCAAGCGTATATTTTAAATTCTATGTATAAGGAGCTGATACAATGCTTAATTTATTGTGGGTTTTTAGGAGCTATCATTGACATCCTAAGAGGAGTTAATAATGATGATTTAAGCGATTAGTTTAAGATAGGAGTTTATACAATGCGTTATGATGTTCCGATTCATCCTATTTCCATAGGCTCAATCATTAAATACAATGTAAGAGAGTATGGTTATTTCTATGGAGATGGACAAGAGAAAAGAGCAATTACAATTGCTAAAATTGGTAAGGTTATTGACATTATAGAGCATGATGACAGAGTAGTTTATTATTCAGTAGCACCAAGTTCTAACTGTACATTTAACCAATATTTTGTAGGCGATTACCTAGATTCTGTTTGGCCTGAAAACGTGGAAGGTGTTTATTATGATAATTAAAGACTTAGATACAGAAACCCTTAATCTACTTAATAAACTATGTGATAACTGGTACATTAAAGCATGCCCATCATGGCTTACACACTTTATGGATAAGGATTGCCAAGATTGTCAGCTTAGAGAATTGTGTTATATGCTTGACAGTTATGATAATGACATTAGAAAAGAGTTAGCTTTACGACAGCAGGAGTAACGTTATGGCAAAGAACAAAACATTTAAGCGCCAAGCCGAAGCAACTAGATTACTGGAAAAAATAGGCGCAACAAGGCGTAAATCTAGAAGAGCTGGTATCACTGTAACAGGTAACTTAAAAGAAAGTCTTAGAGGTAGACAGTCTACTGATGTTGCTAACGCTCTGAAATTTACTGCTAATACTGCTCTTGATGAAGCCGAAGAACTGTATAACGACCTTATTGACGCAGTTGATAATGTTGAGGATAAAACATCACAAAAGCTTATGCAAGAGTATTTATCAAAATATTCAGAGCATATTCATTCCTTGCATAAAGCTGTTAAAAGCAGTTATAGGTCATTGAGAGTAGCTAATCGTCTTGAGGATGTTTTTAATTATAGCGATGCCGCATATAAGATTCTTAGAAATCCAGATGCCTATTTTGGTAAAAAGAAATGGGGAGCAATTTCTGGTATACTTAATAATCTTATGGGTTCCTATAGCAGGAATATTCCCGCAGACGATTTGAAAAAATTATGTGTATTGGGTCAAAAGCTAGGACTTGATACTTTGGTAGATATGGATAGAGCTTATTCAGAGTATGACAATCTGCTAAGAAATTCTGACCAAATTGGTAAAATACTTGTTGATGCAAGTGATAAACTCAGGTCTATTACACAGAGTAACGAAGAGTTCATAAAGAAGAATAAAAAAGTTTATGAAGAATTCACAGAGCTTGCATCCAAATATAATTTGTGGTGAATAATATTATTTATATAGTTCCTGTCTTTCTTTGCATAGGTATGATATTGCTTGTATTAGCATTATTAACAGATGAAGCAGATGAAGTAGATGAAAAACTGTCATATATTTTCTTTTGGTTATCTGTTGCATTTCTCTCTATAACTTATATTCTATTAGTTTTTTGTATGTGTATATATTAACAAGACAAATAAGAAAAATATATTATGGGAGGTGGTGCTGTATGTGAGAAAGCGCAATGAACATAAGTATTCAACTATCATATATTGTTATGATATTGAAACATCATCCTTAATGTATGGTGAGGATGAACTTCAAGAGCATCTGCAAAGCACTTATCTTCACGGCCTAGCTTCATTTGTTTATCGTCCTATACCTCACGCACCATTTAGTGACTTTGAGAATGAAATGGATTATAATTTCTTTAGAACTTATGATTCAATTTCTTCCGAATTTGAGAGAATCAATGAGGACGCTAAGAATAATGATGAATATGTCAAAATCTTTGTGCATAACTTGAGCTATGAATTTGAAGCAATGATGCGTAACATAAATTTCTGTATTAATAACTTTAATCCTAAACGTTTCATTGCAGTTGCTCCGCACCAGCCATTAGTAGCAGCTTTTGACCATCTTGAATTTTATGACAGCTTCAAGATTCTTTCCTGTAAAAGTCTTGAGCTTATAGGTACAGAGCTTGGAGTTCCTAAACTTAAAGAAGTCAAAGGCGGTTATGACCAAAAATATTATTGGTGGTCGGATTTACCTGATTCTGAATACATTTACAATGAACGTGACTGTAAGCTAGTTTTATATGCACTATGTCGATATATGGCAAACTTCACTAAAGTTGATAATGTATCAGATATTGGAGTATCTAACACATCAATGATTAAGCGTGAAACAAGGCTTAACAGAAATATTGCTACAGATAAAGAAGTCCATACCGCACAATTCACAGCAGCAGTAGAACTCAAGAATAATGAACCGTTTATGAAGTTCTTTCAAGACTGCCTTGCAGGTGGTTACACTCATGCTAATCCTTACGCAGTGGGTAAAATATTTAAGGATGTATGGTGCTTTGATGCAAGTTCTATGCACCCATCAGCAATGTATGGTAGGAAATTCCCTTATAAATGGAGAAAGGAGGTTAATCCTAATGAATGTTATCAAAATTTCCAGTCTGCAAACTATGAGTTCTTATCTGGCTGCGAAAGCGGCGCTAACTCAGGGTTCTTCGATTATCCCGACCAGCGGATTAAGTTATATGGATGTAAAGATGTTAAATTCTATTCAGTCCTCCAAGCAGCATACCGTGAATCAATCTTGTTTGAAAGGCCAATAAAATATAACTTCATGGCCAATGTTACCTTTTATAATATTAACGCTAAAGATTTTGGCAACTGCATTTATAGCTATATCAGTACATCCAAATGCATCAATATTAAAAATGGTAACTTCGACAATGGTAAAGTAGTTAAAGCAGATGAACTTACATTTCATGGCTGCGATATTGACTTTATGTTAATTCAAATGCTTTATGATTATAGCAGTTCAGAATGTGATGAACTTTATTATGCGACAGCCCACAAGTTTATTAACAAGCCTTTACGAAATACAGTTAAATATTATGCACGCCAGAAAACAGGATTCAAAAAACTTGAGCATAAAGTTGCTGACCATGTAGAAACATTAAATGATTTTACATTTGAGGGATTGAAGCTTTATGACGATTCTGTAGCACAAGAAATTATGAATACCCATAACAAAGATTTAGTTCATTTCGCCTTAATGGCAAGTAAAGGTGGATTGAATGGTCAGTATGGATGTTCAGCAATGAAGCCATTACGGCAGGAAGTTGGTGTGCAGGGGGAAGGTGATAAATTTGAATGGATTCCAACTGGGGTTAAGTTTCTTAAATCCAGAAATTCCCTAAATATTTTCACAGATGGTTTATATACGGTTGCTTATAGTAGACTGCACCTTATTTGCTTTATGCTCTATCTAGTATTAAGCCAAGGCATTGAACCTCTCTATCATGATACAGACAGCGGTTATTTTGTTGGCTATAATGAGGACGTACAAAAAGCCATTGATAGATTCAATGAGAATATTCTCAATAATAGCGAGAATAAAAATTGTTACAATTTTGGCATTATGGACTTTGATGGTCACTATGAGGATTTTGTAACATGGGGAAGTAAATGCTATTGTGCAACATACTTAGATGCAGATAAGCACTTAAAAGTTAAGGCTACTGTAGCAGGTGCAAGTAAGAAACAGCTTTCTGAATTGTTTACACAAATAGTGAACGATGAAGATTTTGAGTACTTAGTGAAGGAATATTTTCGACCTAATATCAGTTATGATGAATCCATAAACAAGAAACTTATTCGTAAAACCCCCGGAACACATATCGTAGGAGATTTTACGGATGACAACGGAGAAACAGACCACTTAGATGAATATTCTGTAACTGTACTAGAACCTTGTGGTTATACATTACGCTCAACAAATAGTCCTGTTAATAGAATGTATTATTCATTCTGTTATTCATTACGTGGAGAATCGTATATAGATTATTTGCCCGAAGTTGTTAGCATAAACCACGATGAAAATGGTAAGGAACTTTATGGAACTTATCATAAAGTACAATCCGACAAAGAATATGCTATGTTAATTGATGGTAATCCTGCAAGTATATTCCAGTGGGAATGGAGTGATAGGAGATGATTTAATTGAAAGAAAAAGATTCTTATAGAATCAGTAGAAGAGCTACATGTCCTTATTATACATTTCATACAACAAATTACATTCGCTGTGAGGGTATGAGAGTGTCACGCCAAGAGTACAACCTTAAAACCGATTGTTGCGGCCAGTATAAAAACTGTCCTCAATATAAATTTCTTACTTATCATTATTTTACAAAGGAGAACTAACTATGTACACTAACAAGAAAGCATCCGCTAAGGCCAACAATTCTGCTAAGTCTGCTTCTTCTGTCATTACTGATATTCGTATTTTCCCTATTAACAACAAAAAATCTAATTGCTGTGCTATGGTTTCTGTTACGCTTGCAGATGTGTTCTGCATTACTGGAATTAAGATTATGGACGGCAGCAAGGGTTTGTTTGTTGCAATGCCCAGCGCAAAGAATAAGAAAGATGAATGGCATGATATTTGCTACCCCATCACTAAGGAATTTCGTAAAGTTATGAGCGATTCTATTCTTAATGCTTTTGATGCCTTGCAGGAAGATGAAGATGAAGATGATGAAAGTGAGGATAACTGACAAGCTCCCTAATGAACTGCCGCCAGACATTGACGATGATTTGCCATTCTAAATAGAAAAAGCACCCCTAAGTGGATAACCACCTAGGGGTGTTTTTATTTAACTAATATTAGGACGAAGAACCTTAATAGCAGTCATGCCATTGTTGTTATCCCAGCGAGGATAATCCATAGGAGTGCCATCTTCATTTCTAATACGGTCAAGAATTACAGGAGAAATACCAGACTGGAATCCAGACAAGCTAACAGTGAATTCAGTTGAAGCATGGCGCTTGCAGTACAGGGTAACAGCTTTAGAATCCTTAGCATAATATAACTTATCTTCGCTGTCAATAACATCCAAAGTAACTGTCTTGCTTGTACCAGCAGACGCACTAAAAATTGATTGACTAAGTGCACGGTTGTCAAATGCACTAATATCAAGCGATGTACTTGTTTGGTTTTTTGTAATATAGATTTTGTAATCAATGTTGGTTCCGTCAGTGAGGTGGATACACCCCTGTGATGTATTTGTATCAACTGGGATAATTGCAAATGCCTTATACTGGTATGGGTCGCCACTTGTTGACTGCCCCACAACTGTGTATTGCATCTGATTAGTGATAGCTAAATCAATGCAACGATGTTCACCAGGTGCACAAATATACTGACCGCGTTCCTCAGCACCGCTACCGAAGATATAATCACGCTTAGTATAAATGTAAACATCATCAAGCTTACATACAGCATTGGTAACAGGATAAGTACCAGTTGATTGAATGGTTGTGCTAACTTTAGCGGTACGGTTAATAATGCCACCATTAACAATGAACTGCGGATTAGGGCTAGTACCAATCAGAGCAAGAGCTGCATAACCAGTTTCAGTAGTAGCAGTTCCATCGTCACAGGTATAAATCAAATTGTTAATGTAAGCTGCTGCCTTACCAGGGCCGTCAAAGACAAAGGCATGGCGGCAAGTATCTGCATAGAAGTTAGTAACATGAATATCATTGTTAGTAATCTTGCAAGCGATTGTGTTGCTCCACCATGTATTAGCATCTGTACCGCCTGTACCCCCAGAGGGAATACCATGAAAGCTAATCCAGTTGCAACCAAACACATTAGTACGGCAGTCAAAGCCAACCTGACACACCATGTTAATAAGGTTATTACATTCGCAGTCAGGAGCTTTATCACCCCAGAAAAACGCAACAGAACCAGTCCAGCGTTCCACCGGAGTATTATCGCTAAATCCCCATACAGCTACATTATCCATGTAGCAGTAGCGGTTCAGAGTGCTATTGTTAGGCTGCAAGTAAACACCATAACTCTTAACGCCATAGATAGATACGTCATACAAGCTGTTATCGGTATAAACGTTGGTGGTAAAAACAACACCACCAATCATACCATTACAGATAATATCCAAATGAGCAATAACAACATTACCAGTTACGTCATCACCAGATACAGTAATAACACCCTGACTACCAAATGCAGTAGGATTAGCAGTATACTTCAAGATAGTGTCACTAGTACCACGCCGAGGGTCACGAGAAGAACCAGCACCATACAAGCTATGCTTAAGCTGTAAAGGAGCACTCACTTTATAAGTACCAGCAGGAATAAACAGAGGTTCATTCTTAGTGTGAGTGTTAATGGTAGCAGTAATATCATCAGTACCATCTTTTTTCAACTGCTGATATTTTTCAATGCTAACAGGGGATGGCTCAACAAAACTAGGAATTTTACCATTGCGACTTACAAGAAACTTAGTGTCATTGTTGTCAGAGCCTGTCTGCATGTTGACGTAAGCATAATTATCATCAATATTAACAGAGCGTAACGACCTGAACTGTGGTGTACCAGAAATAGCTACAGGAATATTACGGAGAGTTGTACCGATACTAATTTGGTTGTTACTTGCGTAAAATGCAACGAACCCGTTTTGGCTAAGGCCGATATTACCGGTACTAGACACCGACAGACTTCCGACTGTCTGGTTATAGTTGCCGTTAACCGTCTGCTCAAGATTGCCGGTGGTATCTTTATCAATCTTCTTAGTAATATCAGCACGAGCCTGAGTGTCTTTTACATCATAAACGGAATTATCAATCTTAAATTTGTCAACAACATGATTTGCCAATTTAAGTCACCCTCTCTCTATCAAGCAGTCGTATGTGTATTAGTGGTAACAACTTTAATAGTGGTATCGTCAGGACTATAAGTAACAGTAACACGAGGGAGTTGCTCAAGTGCAGTAGCTTTATTAAGTGCATTAGTTGCATTAGTAGATGCAGTGTTAGCAGTAGACTTAGCAGTATCAGCGGTAGACTTAGCAGTATTAGCAGTAGTGATGGCGCTATTAGCTTTATTCAAAGCATTAGTAGCATCACTAGATGCAGTATCAGCAGTAGACTTAGCATCATTAGCAGTAGAATTAGCAGTGTTAGCTGTAGATTTAGCACTAGCTGCATCAGTACGCGCTACAGAGTCTTTAATTTCACAGATAGTACCATCAACATTGATTTGCGTTACAAAATTAGTAGACATATATTATTTACCCCATTATTCAACATTATGATTGCCAGCAGTAATACTAATCGTTTCAGTATCTTGCGTATAGGTAACTTCAACACGAGAGAGCTTTTCCAGTTCAGTAACTTTGTTAAGAGCGTTAGTAGCATTAGTGCTTGCTGTATTAGCAGTAGTACGAGCTTCACTGTCTTTAACAATTACTTCTTGGTCGTTAAGGTTGAACTTAGATACATAATTACTTGGCATAATATCACCTATCCTTATTTGCCAACAATTTTGATAGTTTCAACAGGAGCATCATAGATATGCAGGTCACCACCAGTAACGATTGTACCATTATTAGGATTAAAGAAACCAAAAGAGATAGATGTGTCATCTTCATTATATTTAGCAACTTTTAATGACAGAATATAGTGCAAACGTTCAGCAATACTTGTCTTAACACAGTTGGTGCCCATAATGTACCGAGTACCTGCATCCATAGGCTTAAGAATTACACATAAATCATTATTAAGCCAAACAAGGTCGTTAATATTGCGATTACCACTTGCAGTAGTTTTCAGCCCTTCATCAATGGGAGTGATAGCAAGCTTAACATTCCCCCAAAGTTCAGAGAAGTTACCAATCTTAGTCCAGTAATCCTCATTGTCAATATCAATGCCAATAGGCACAGGCTGGGTGCTTAAATATCCGTCACCATTGACAGTGACAACAACCGTGTTACGAGGATACTGTTTGGTAATATCCCACTGAATAGGGTCTGCATAACTAATTGAGCTTGTTTCAATGTACTGCTGCATTACCTCAATAACCTTAGATACCATCTCATAGTAACTAATGCTATCATCATAAGCAACAGGAATTACAGAACGGAAAAGTTTATCCAAAGGATTGTACTTCAAACCTAATCACCTCTTTACCATAAACGCATAAACAGAACTTCCATATCTCTATATAAACAATTATAGATATTTGTTTCTTCTTTCATATAATCGTTCATAATAGATACAAGAGAACGACCACGATAACCTTTTTCTACATGGTCAAGAATCCGGTGCTCATTTCCATCACGATTTTCTTTTGTATTGTTTTTATCATCCTGAGTGGTATTGCTATTACTGTTAGAGCTAGCATTAGAGCTAAAATTATTGACAGAATTCGCCTTACTATGGTCAGCATCAGACATATACTTACCAGCAAGAAAATTATCAAGACTACCCTGTGGAGTATCAGTATGAGTATTGGTATTCTCTCCATTGCTGTTAGAATTGGAAGTATAATTTGAGTTGTTTGTGCCACCAATATTGACCTTACTATTCTTGGTTCTATCCTCTGTATTCACATCATGATGTTCAGTATTTTCATCACTGGTAATTGAAAAATCATCAGTTAAGAACATTTCATACTGTTTATCAAGTGCTTCAAAGAGAGGATTGTAATAAGGCATATGGCTGTTCATCCAGTCATCCAGACGCAGCTGCCAAAGACCGAAGGTTTCAGAACCAATTTCATTTGTATAGAAATGCTTAAGAATATTGGTTTCAAGCTCTTTGCGCTTGTTTTCATTCCAGATAGGATAACTAAAATTAAAGATTTTAGGACGAGCACGCTCAATAATTTCCGAATAAGAAATATTGGTGTAAGGTTCAACAATACCTGCTTTTGATTCACAGATAAAGCGTAATTGAGTTGTATATTTACTCACCGCTCTCACCATCCTCAATATTAGTATCGCTTAAATTCTCTTCATCCTCACGACCCTCCATAATCTTGGTTAATTCAAGCTGGGAACGCATATATACAGAGATATTGGTGCCAAAGAGCCTATTATAATCCTTACAAAATTTCTGGCGAGAATACAATGGAGAAAGGCGGTCTGCTTCTACTTGACCTAAGGTCATTTGAACTTCCGTAGTAAACTGCCGCTCTGCTTTCATATTGTAGTTGCTCTCAATACCTAAATAGGTAAGAGCTTCAGCAAGAGTTTCTTTTTTCTGTTGCTCTAACTGCAAGCCAATGTACTGAACACCTAAATCAAGAACACCAATCATGTTCTTAATATCATCAGTAGAGGGATTGCCTTTAAGATACAGCCAAGGGTCGTATTTATCTTGCTGATACACCAAGTTCTGTACAGAAAGTTTTGTATTCTCATTTGCATAAGCAATTCTAGGAGTTTTCTGTGCAGCAAGGTTTAAGTCAATCGTTCTGTCAATATTGGTAAGACGTTGTGCAAACTGTTTAATGACAATAGCATCAGGGGAGCGGCGCATATTACACCAGAGATAAGCACAGTTTTGTTTATTAAGGCCAGTTTTCTGATAATTAGAATTGTAGCCATAAGCACGAAGATATTTAGGGTCACCAATAATGTCAAAGTTATCACTTGGCATAGCAGGAAGAATCAAGTTACCCATAACAGGGTCATGATAACCAGCCATTAAAGGTTGCCAGAACAAGAACTGTTCAATGAATCGTTCATCCAAGAAAGGAGAATCGTCAAGCCCTTCCCATTTGAATCTTGCAAGTGCTACATCATACAGACGATTAAACCAGTTAGCATAAGTTGCAACAGTTAAGTCATATGAATCAACCCAAGGTGGCTGCGGTTTTTGTGAACGTTTACTCAACTATATCACCCCACGATATTATTATCTTGAGAGTAGTTACCTACTGTATTAGGATTATGCCAGAAAGTTACACCACGATTAAAAATTGTATTGATAATATCGATTACGTCACTTGGAACATCACCAATACAATGGCAATTAGCTGTTTTGACATAATTCCAGTTAATACGAGAATCAATATTGATTGTACCAACCTTATGAATTGGATAACCATAAACCGACCAATAGTTATCAATAATTTCTGCAAATTCTCTAGTTACAGTGCGTTGTGATATATAAATTGCAATTTTTCTATCAATGGTATATGCAAGACTTGTACTTGGCATACCAGAGGTTTGTGGTGGTAATCTGTCCATATCATCACGTTTTGCAAGAGTGTTGGCAATACTTAATCCCTCATTGATAGCTCCAATACCTTGGTCGACAGCTTTACCAAAATTCAAAGTTGCTGTGCTGCCAATCATACCTGCAATACCAATAGCAGCTTTAGCACCAGAACCAATCATACCAAGATTTTCAACAGCAACGGCACTAGCGTTCTGCGCCATATATGCTTTATAAATATCAGTATTATAAGCACACGTAGGATAAGGACGAGTATAAACAGCATTTTGAAGGGCTGCTTCGTTATGCAAACCTCTTGTACCATATTCAACAGGAATGACACCAATTTCGGGACTTCCTTGCCCATCTGTAAACATAATTTTTAACTGTTTATTAGCAGAACGCCAAAGTTCATATCTAAATACGCCATTAAGCTTCTTTGTCGTATCGAATACTCTACAATAAGAATATGGATATGTCAAAAGTTTTTTATTTTTTGGAACATATCCGTCAATGCTTTTCGGATAAGAAATGTTAAATGTAAAATCTCCATCTTCACAAGTCATATAGCAAGATACAATTCCATCAAGAACATTAAGCGCTCCGTCTAGGAAAGCATTGGCATCATTCTCATTTGTAAATGTGTGAAGCTGCAAGCCAGTGTAAAGGCCATTTTTCATTGTACCTGAAGCGGGAGAATAGTCGGCATTAAATGTACAAAGAAAAGCAATCTTAGGTTGTGCATTGTAAGACTGAACTATATAATCAACATACGGGCCTGTTTCAATGTCCTCTGGCACAAGGTTATCACCAACATTATCAGTATTAGTATGTGACCGCTCAATGAAACACGATGGTACTACAACCTGATTAAACCAAGTCTGCATAACGTCAACAGTAAAATAAATTCTACTGGTTTCGTTTGCTACATATTCTATCTTGTCAATAAAGGCATAATACCATTTATCTGAAAAGTCTGCGTTCTGAAATACAATATAATTACATGGTTCAATCGTTTCAGCATTAACACCAACAGAGAGATAATGCTCTAAACGCTGATAAGTATAATTGGTAAGATGAAGAACGGATTTAGAAGTGAAATAAGCAAAACGGGAAGAATCAGACTGAAACCTAAGCACATGATTATAGGTTTTATCTGTAGGGATACCCTTACAGATATAAAGTTGCATATTTGGCAATGTTCTTGCTCCTTTCAGAATCTGTAGGGTGGTTTACACATCATCCAAATTGGAAGTTTACGTTTAACTGTAGGAGTAGGACTTGGGCCTGGTGGTGTAGGTGGTTCAGGTGGTGTTGGTGGATTTGTAGCATCCCATTCAACATCCCATGTACCTACTTCATTAGGAATACCAAGAATAGCAGAGGGGTCAGTTCTGTAAGCTGTGCCATAACCACCTATCCAGTATTCCCAATGCGTATGAATACCAGTAACATTACCTGTTCGTCCTTGCTCACCAATATATTGACCACGAGTAATTGTTTCACCAACATTATGAATCTGACTAACAAAATGAGCTGCAAGCCAATAACTATTATCGCTCATTTTAACTACAATGTAGTTGCCCCAAGAATCGTTACCAGTCGTGCCACCTTGCCAAGTATGAGCTGTTTCAACCGTACCTGCCATTGGTGCATAAGATTGATGATTTGTGTGCACCGTGTCAATACCACCATGAACTGAACCATCAGAATAATGTGGATAACCTGCTGAAACTCTGATTGTGCTTTGGTCAGTGATACATTGTTTATAGGTAGCCATAATCAAAGCAACGCGTGATATCGTATGCGCGCCCCACGTTTTAGGAGGATAAGCCTACATGCTTAAGAAAATGTCAATTATCAAGCCTTAGTAGTAAACTGCACAGCGTTTGCAAACGGAGATGCAGAATAGATACGCCAGATATGATGGAAATAATTCCAATCCAGAGTAGAGCCAAGGTCAGTTTCACGCATGGTATTCAGCTTAGTATAAATCTGGAAGAAGTCACGGTCAACCATAAGTGCCTGAATAGCTGTCATATCTTCATCGTCAGGGGTAACGTGAGTATAGGTCTTATCGCCACCGGTTGCAATAGTTACAGAACCATTGCCAGAGGGGTCATTACCAGTAAGCAGATGTTCCAAGCGTTCAACTTCATACTCATTAAGAGCAAAGCTGTCAACTTCCAGACGGTGCCCCATGAAATCTGCTTTATCCATGTTAAATGCACTTGCCAGAACATCAACATCAATAGAAGCGGAAATATCAACAGGAACAATGGTGTATAGACGTTCAGCCGGAGTATTCATAGGAATACCAGCAGCGTTATATTCCTTAGAAATGAACTTCATCTTGCCGTAAATCTGGCGGAACTTCTTAACCAAGGTCTTGCCAGAAGCTTCATCAGTAACAGCAGAAACAGTTACTTTCTTAAGCTTATTATTCTTTACCAGCTGATACAGAAGGTACTTCTTCATAATGAAAGCATCCAGTTCAGCAGGCTTATAAATCTGGTCGATGACGTTCTGAACAAAGGCAGACAAGTTAGCTTCGCTCATGAAAGCAGTTTCCAGAGCTTCACGATTAACAGTTACCTTGTACTTAATACGAGAGTTCACAGCATGATAAGCGGTGTAAACTTCGGCAGGGTCACTACCAAATTCAGCTTTCATGACTTCATCATTAGTAGCACGGTCAGCAGAGAAGTAAGGAGTTGCTTTCTGCATCATTACATAAATTTCCTGAACAGTAGCGCCAGTTCCCAGAACGCCCTTATCAAAAACCTGCCAAGGGTCTTCAAAAGAAATGTAACGCATAACGGTCAGGCCAATACGGTCAACCAAAGCATTACAGAAATAGTTCAGACGCGGTTCATAAGAATTGATAAACGACCATGCGGATTTAATGGATTCAGTAGTGTTTTCAATCTTAGGAGCGCCACCAAAAGTAGCATCACTACCAAATACAGCGTTAATAATACCAACAGCAGCAGAAGCCATAGTTTAATTACCTACCTTTCTTAATAGTTGCACTCAATATCAAGAGTGCCGTCAATAATTAGTTTGCCTGTAGCGGGAGCGGTCAAAGTTACAACGCCATCGGAAGAAACTTTAGCACTAGAAATGGTGCCGTCTGCAAGAACTACACGCAAGCAGGGAATAGAATTGGTAACTACAAATTTACCGTAACTAGTTTTCATAACACGAGCCATAACTTCACGGGGAATGGTAAATGCAGTAGTATCAGAAATTTCTCCTTTATCTAGGGCGGTAGTATCAGCAGTAGTTTCAGTAGTAACAGCGGTAGTATCAGCAGTTTCGCCTTTATCTAGGGCGGCATGGATAATCAGAATGTTAGAGAGAGTACTCATATATGGGTTTTGGAAGGAATAGGCCATAAATAATCAGCTCCTTAAATGTCTTTAAGAGGATAACATGTAAACAAGTATTTGTAAGTTATATGATCCATAGTCACAGTGGATATAAGATAATGTTTGTTATCTATCTCTTTTACCCCAGTATAAAAACTATAACCACCTACATAACCTAATTTATTCATTACCATATACCCAATATTGGTATAAAAAACATATGATTAAAAATTGCTGGTGGAATTTCTATAATTGGTTCACCGGCTGGAGTTGATTCTTTAAGTAATACATGGCAAATAAGAAAATTACCAATAACAGTAAAGTTTTCATCATTGTAACTAAACGGTCTACTCATAATCTATCACCTTACTTTCTACCAAACATTTTCTTGACAAAAGCCTGTGCAGCTTCGTCAATTGTATTTGTATTATCATTAGGTTTCTCATATTCGACATTAGGCTTATTGTCATCATTCAGAAATGCTTTAACATAATCTTTGCGAAGATTATCATAAGCTTCATGCCAGTTAGATGCACCATCTGGACAACCACTGGTAAACTGTTCTGCTTCATTACGACATACATCAAATTCGTCAAGCACACCAGCAATCAGAGTTCCCTGTTCATCAGGTTTGGCGTCGACAAAGCCACCAAGCATTGCGGAAATTTCATCGCGTGTTTTCATTATTTATTACTCCGTTCATAAGTAAGTTTAAGATTTTCGCAGAGAGCGATAATAGCTTGCATATCAACGCCAGTTGCATGAATCTTAATAAAATCACCTTTAGTAGATTCTCTAGGAACCGAAGTGTAACTACCAAGATGTTTCATTACTGTCTGCGTTGCACAAGAAAAATTGCTATCCAACCAGTTCAAAGGATTAAAGCGACAATCATGGTAAATTACTTCAAAGTGAAGGTGTGCACCATAGCAATTACCAGTTTCGCCAGAATACCCAATAAGCTGACCCTCGTAAACGTGTTGACCGTTTTTGACGAGACATTCTTTAAGGTGCGCATAGCGTGTTTCAAGCTTAGAACCATTATAATTGTTATGCTTAATTCTAACCATGTTGCCATAAGACTGCATCCCAGATTTGGTTCTACCATCCCAGCTCTGTACCTGATTTACTACACCATCCTCAGCTGCATAAACAAGTGTGCCGGGAGCAGCGCGCAGGTCGATAGCATTGTGTGCAGAACCATCATTATAAGTCCAGCCAGCTGTGATAATGTGATTCTCTAAAGGCCAGCAGAAAAGAACATCACCATTTGATTTCCTCATTTTTCTTCATCTCCTTTAAGTTTTTCCAGATAGGGCTTAAACAAAGCAGAAAGTTCAGGATTTACAGCACACATATTCTCAATAATACTGATAAACTCCATAATGCAAATATAAGTAACCACGGAACCTACAAGAGGAATAGTGATACCAAGCTCAATATATTGCATTGCGTATTCGACACCATAAGAGCCTACAACAGCAAGAATCTCCATGCACTTGTGATAACCACCCTCACGCATGATAGTGGAATTATAAGAACCGTCATGCTTTGCTTTAATCAGTCCTGTTAGAACGTCAAATGTAATAAAGCCCAGAACAATGACAAAGGGCATAAACTCAACTCCTAACATTATACACCTACAATCTTCAAAATATCCATCAGGTATCGCCTAATTATTTCATCTTCACAGTACAAACCTCCCAACCGATATTGTTTAATTATATATAATAACCAGTTAGGGCGTGGAGTGCGTGCAATCAAAATGGTGTTATAATCGTGGTCATCATTTGTCAACGCATAAATCACGCCACTACCCGGACTGTATTTTCTAGAAAGATAACATTTACCAGAAGAGAAGTCTACCCATAAGCCTAAATAATCATCATGAATCTTAAAACCAAACTGATATTTAGCTTCAGGAGTTTTCTTAGCAATTCCAACTACACTATCGAGATAAAATTCATTATGAACTGCGTATTTACCAAACTTACTACCTTTCATCAAACGTCCAAAGTCAGTTTTCTCTTTTGCTTCAATGTACTCTTCATTGTTAGCAATTTGAATTAAGACTAAGCCATCTCTAGTTGTGGCAATTTGCTTTTTATTAATCGGCTTTTTAATATCAAATTCTGTGAAATATGGGTTTGCCCATGTAACAGCGTTGCCAAAGAAAAACACTACAACTCTGCGCATACGAGCAATAGTTTCATATAATTCGCAGAAAAACGTTACTTCATCTTTAAGATAACCGTGATGAGTTTCGTCCATGGAGATAAATTCATCAAAGCAGATTTTATTAACAAGTGGTAGTTCTTCTGATTTTGCACTTGAGATATATCGTGTCTGACCAGCTAATTTACCATCGATGTAATAAGCTCCCTCTGGGGTTCCCTTTAACTCATGGTCAGGAAATTCATGAGCAACAGCAGCCCAAAAATTCTCTTTGGCTTTCTTATTCATTTCGGTTTTATAGCGGCGAATATAAATAAATTGATTCCCGTTTTTGATAAAATCTTCAGCAGCCCATTTCTTAAAGCCATAAGTTTTACCACAACCACGAGAACCAACTACAAAATTAAAGAGCGCATTATAAGATAATGTGTTCTTCAAATCCCACCACATTGACATTGTAATACACTCCTTTCATATTTAATATTAAGCCGAGGACTCGACCATTTGTCCTTTTGGATGGTGGGAGTAGGAGAAATGACAAACCTATATAACCATCAAGCTAACAGGCGTGTTAGCGCGGCCCTATGGCTTTTGCACCGGATGAAGCTCATAGTTTGAACCGTGGTGGTAGAAATGGGCACAACCCCATTAACGTCCAATGACCAGTTTTCCGTTACTCTTAAAGAATTCTACCATGTTAAGGGTGACGGAAGGAAATGAGCTAGCAGTCACGCAAACCTATCCGTAACGCTTCACGCGCCCGACCACGGCTTAGGAGCATCATTCGTGCCTTCCGTTCCCTATGATTATATTATACTTTACAATATGTATAAAGTCAATAATACAGATTGTACTTTTTGTAAAATTAGGAATGGTTATTACATAGTGTATAATGCTAATTATGGGTTGGGTTAGAGGTACGATAAAGCGGACTGCATCAATAGTACGATAAAGCGGACTGCTAAAGGGTGAAGGTGAGTGGCGGTTTGAAGGTACGATAAATAGGACTACAAAAGGTTAAAGTACGATAAATAGGACTTCTAGTCTTTGACACA